CTCGGGATTCCCTCCGCGGATACGACCGACGACTCCGTCATCGGGTCTATCTGCGATCAGGTCAACCAGTACATCGAGAGCTACACGGGTCGCGTGCTCGCTCCGATCGGCACGGCGACCTATACCTTTGACGGCTTTGACGCCATTGACAACCGCGTCCTCGTCCTCCCGCGCGGTGTCCTCACCGTCTCGCTGCTGGAGACCGCCACCTACACCGGCGGCTCGTTCGCGACGGTTCCTTCGACCGACTACTTCTTGCGCCCAACGGCGCAAGAGAAGGACCCCGCCTTCCCCTACACCGAGATCGTCATGACCAACGTTCCCTCGGCGAATAACTACTCGCCGCTCTTCTACAACGGCTACGGCACGGTCCGCATCACGGGCACCTGGGGCTTCGCGGCGATCCCTGACGACGTGCAGGAGATCTCACAGGTGATGGCGGTGCGCGCGTGGACCGCACGCCAGGCTGGTCAGACCGACCAGATCGGCGTCACCGAGACGGGCTCTCCCGTCATCAGCCGCACGCTCTCAATCCGCGACCGCGACACGCTGAGCCGCTACAAGCTCAAGCGTCCCTTCAAGTACTAGCGTGACTCGCGCCGTTCGCGTTGACGGCCTCGTTGTCGTCTACAAGGCGAACGGCGATCGCGTCACCGCCGTGCGTCCGTGCCCCGTCCCTGACGGTGCGCGACAGGCGGCACGTCGCGGCTTGAAACTCCGCGCGGAGTTCAATCGCGGTGGCACGAGCGTCGGCGCGAATCGCGCCCGCCAACTGATTCGCAGCTCGCAGGTCTCACCCGAGATCGCGCGGCGAGTCTTCTCATACTTCCGCCGTCACGAGGTCGACAAGCGCGCACCTGGCTTCCACCAGGGCGGCGCAGGTTACCCGTCCGCGGGATACATCGCCTGGCTCCTTTGGGGCGGCGATGCAATGTACGCAGCGGTCAAGCGCTGGAAAGAGCACGAAGACCAATAACAGATACCGCAAGGAGGAGGCCCCTATGCGCATCGCTTGGTTCTCAAACGCCCCGTGGGCGCCAACCGGCTACGGTCAGCAGACCGCCGAGGTTGTGCCGCTGCTCAAAGCAGCCGGACACGATCCTGCGGTGCTTGCCAACTATGGACTCGCTGGCACGATCAGCGAGTGGCAAGGCGTGCCCGTCTACCCGCACGGGCTCGACGCGTATAGCAACGACCTCTCGCCGTACCAGGCGAAACAGTGGACCGAAGACAACACCCTCGGGTGGACGATCTCGCTCTACGACTCCTGGACGATGAAGGGCGACGGTTGGGACGCGCTGAACATCGCCGCATGGACGCCCGTCGACCATCAGCCGACACCGCCCCCGGTGCTGGAGTTTTTCCGTAAGGGCAAGGGGAAGCGCATTGCGATCGCGATGAGCCGCTTCGGCGAGCAGGCGCTCCTCGACGCTGGACTGGAACGCGACCGCGTGGTCTACGCGCCGCATAGCATTGACACCAACATCTTCAAGCCCACGCCGTCCACGATCCGTGAGCAGCTCGGCATCCCCGCCGACGCGCACCTCACGATGATCAACGCGGCTAACAAGGGCAACGTGCCAATCCGCAAGTGCTGGCCCGAGATGCTCCTCGCGTGGCGCACCTTCGCCGAGAAGCACGAGGACGCCTACCTGTACATCCACACCGAATCCACCGGCATCGCCAACGGCGTGCGCATCGAGCGCTTCTTGGAGGCGATCAGCGCGCCAACCGATCGCATCAAGATCGTCCCGCAACTGCCCTACAAGATGGGACTGCCGACCACCGTCCTTGCGCAGATGTATAGCGCGTCCGACACGGTTTTATCCACGAGCCGTGGAGAGGGCTTCGGCATCGTCGTTCCCGAGGCTTTGGCTTGTGGAGTGCCGGGAGTCATCGTCACGGACTGGACTGCGCAGAGTGAACTTTGTGGGGTCGGCTGGCGTGTTGACGGTCAACCCGAGTGGGACGAGGCGCAGGGTGCGTGGTGGAAGGTGCCGAACGTGGACCTGATTATTGAGGCCCTTGAGCAGTCCTATGCCGTCAAGGCAGACCCCGATCGCCGAAATCAGATGAGCAAAGACGCGGTCGCCTTTGCCGCCGGCTACGACACCCGCGTTGTCTTCAAGAAGTACTGGGAGCCGATTCTAGCCCGTCTCAGCGCAGAACTGGGTACTGGCGCCACTCTGGCGCTAAACGCCCCGCAGGAGCCCGCAAATAGGGCTCAGCGGCGAGCCATGAAGCGCTCGGGCGGCAGATAGTGCCCACTTTTGAGTTCCAGTGTCCCTCGTGTAAGGCGCTTGACGAGCTGATCATCCTCTCCTTAAAAGACGAAACGATCACGCTCACCTGTGAATCCTGCGACGTGCCGATGGTCCGCAAGTTCTCGCCACCTGCGATTCAGTTCTCGGGCGACGGTTGGGCGAAGAAAGACCGCAAGGCTGGCAAGTGAGCCTGCCGATCACGGTCATCACTCCGAGCCTGCCCGCGCGTATCGCGGAACGCAGCCGCGCGATCACCTCGGTGCACGCGCAAACCCTGCGACCCGCCGACCACCTCGTGCTCGTGGACCATCGCAAGGAGGGCGGTCATCGCCCGCTCAATGCGCTCATGAAAGCGGTTGAGACCGAGTGGACGCAAATCCTCTGCGACGACGACGCGCTCATGCCCGAGCACTTTGAGAAGCTCTGGCCCTTGACCACCGATGCGGACGTCGTCTATTCGCCACCCACGACTATTGGACCGAATCCGTGGCAGGGCTACCTTGAACCCTTTAACGCTGGTCGTCTCCGCGACTCCTCCATCGTCAGTCACATCGCCCTCGTCCGCACCGAACTGATCCGCGAGGTTGGCGGCTGGGATGCAGGCGCCGGGTATGACTGGAACTTCTGGATCAAGTGCCTGGACGCGGGTGCGCGCTTCGCGCGCTGCAACGAGCCGACGTGGATCTACGACCTCGAGGAGGGCAAGTGGCACGAGAGCAGGACCGACCTCGGGCGGTAATCCTTGCCGCCGGTCGCAGCTCGCGACTCGGTGGCACGAACAAACTTCTCGTTGAGGCGGGCGGACATCCCGTGCACGAGTGGCACCGCAAGGCACTTGCCGACTACGAGGTGAACGTTGTCGTCCGCCCGGAAGACGCGCAAGTCGTGCGCGATGCGATGCCGTGGGTGCACCTCGTCGTGACCCATGATCGCTTTGACGGCCCAGGGGGCGCGCTGCACTCGTACCTTGAACGCATCAACGAACCCGACGGCCTGCTCGTGCTCTTTGCCGACACGCTGCTGCGCACCATCCCCGACGATCCAGGCGACTGGGTCGGCGTGGCGACGCCACCAGGGCGCGTGTGGGACTACTGGGACGGTGACTGGATGCGAGGCGTGCCGCGCGTCAACGTGTGCGTCGGCGTCTATCACTTCTCGTGCAACGACTGCCTGACTCGCTCACTCGCACTGCTCGTTGAGGGCTTGGCCGTTGAGGTCTCCTTCGCCGATCTCTTGCGGCACTACAGCCGCGAGCACTACGTCGACCACACCCAGATCAACGACTGGCAAGACGCGGGCGATCCCGACGCTCTTGCCCGCGTTCAACCCTAACAAGGAGGACCTCATGGTCAGCAGCAACCTCTACACCTTGGAGATTCAGCAGGGCGCAACCTTGTCGCTGGTCGCAACGTGGAACGACTCCACGGGCGCAGCCGTCAACCTGACCGGGTACACGGCCCGCCTTCAGGTGCGCACCTCGTATTCCGCAACCGCGAGCATCCTCAGCCTAACCAGTTCCAGCGGGATCGCCTTGGGCGGCACGGCTGGCACCATCACGATCACGGTTTCGGCAACCGATACCGCAGCGCTGACCGCGCCGTGGATCGGCGTCTACGATCTTGAGCTTGTCAGCGGCGGCGGCGTTGTCACCCGACTCTTGGAGGGTACGGCAACCGTTTCGCCAGAGGTCACTCGATGAGCGTGACGGTGGTCAAGACCACGCAGACGGTCACCATCGTTGACGCCAAGGGAACGGTGGTCGTCACGCCGATCACGCAGTCGGTCTCGCTGGCCTCCTCTGGCCCGCAAGGCGCAACTGGCGCAACCGTCGTCAGCGTCGCTGTAGGCTCAACCACGACAGGTGCTGCTGGTACCTCCGCATCCGTTAGCAACTCAGGAACTTCAACGTCTGCTGTCCTAAACTTCACCATTCCGCAGGGCTCGGCTGGGACAAACGGTACCAATGGTACAAATGGGACCGCTGCCACCATCGCTGCCGGTACCACGACTACAGGTGCGGCAGGCACTTCTGCAACAGTCACAAACGTCGGCACGTCAAGCGCAGCGGTGTTCAACTTCACCATCCCTCAAGGAACCGCTGGGAGCAACGGCACCGACGGATCAGCCGCTACAGTGGCTGTTGGTACCACCACTACAGGCGCTGCTGGAACCTCAGCAACCGTCACCAACAGTGGAACATCAAGTGCGGCTGTGTTGAACTTTACAATCCCTCAAGGCAGCAACGGTACGAATGGTACCAACGGTACGAATGGTACGAATGGTACCAACGGTACCAACGGCACTAACGGTCAGGGCGTAGCAGTCGGCGGCACAACTGGGCAGGTTCTGTCAAAGATTGACGGCACTGACTACAACACGCAGTGGACTACGCCAACCACAGGCACGGTCACGAGTGTCACTGGCACCGCGCCAATCGTCTCATCTGGCGGCGCAACGCCAGCCATCAGCATCACGGCAGCATCAACTTCTGCCGCAGGTGCGGTGCAGCTCACCGATTCCACTAGCACGACAAGCAGCACCGTTGCCGCTACTGCCACCGCCGCTAAGGCTGCCTATGATCGCGGCAGCACTGGCGTCACCAATGCAGCAAGTGCCCAGACGACCGCCGACGCTGCCGTCCCTAAGTCCACCGTCACCACCAAAGGCGATCTTATCGTCGCCTCAGCCAACGCCGCCGTTGCTCGACTTGCACTTGGAACCGATGGCTACGTCCTCACCGCAGACTCGGCAACTGGCAATGGCGTCAAGTGGGCCGCATCTGCAAGTGGAGGCGTGACGAGCGTCACCGGTACTGCACCAATCGTATCGTCTGGCGGCACGACTCCAGCCATTAGCGTCACCGCTGCATCAACCTCAGCCGCAGGCGTGGTGCAGTTGACGGACTCAACATCGACAACGGATAGCACGATTGCGGCTACGGCAACTGCGGTAAAAACAGCCTATGACGCTGGCGTCACTGGTCAAACGAACGTTTCAACCTTACGCACTAACCTTCAGCGTTGGCTCTACGGAGCGACAGCAACCTTTGCAACGCATTCGCGTGAAGTATTGACGGCCACCAACACAAATACCAGTCAACAGTTGATCTTGACTCGCTTGTACGTCCTTGACGCTTTTACCGCTAACAACATCTCAATCACATCAGGCGCAACGGCTTCATCTGGATTGACGTATTGCGCGTTTGGCATCTACACGCGTTCTGGCACGACGTTTACTCGCAGGGCATTGACTGCCAGTGATACCACCATCTTCAACACCGCCAATACTAAATACACGCGCGCGTTGACAAGTTCATACAGCATGAGTTCCGCTACCGAGTACTTTATTGGTGTGCTTCAAGTCGGAACGACAATGGCAACCACACTAGCCGCTACGGCTCGTGCTGATACTGCAGCAAACGCCGCAACTGGGGTGCAGGTCTACACGGTTGCCAGCCAAACAACGCTCGCAACGTCAGTCACTGGAACAGCCCACGCTACGCGCGCTGACCACGCTGAGTTGACCTGATGGCAGTCATCACTGAACCAGCCTACCTAGACGAGCAGACTGGCATGCTCACCGAGATCGTCCGAGACGCAGATACTGGCGAGATCATTGGCAAGAACGAGCGCATGCCAGAGGAGGCCCCAGAGTGAGCTACAACGACGCCAGCATCGCCGACGCCATC